AAACGCATAGATCTTGGAGATCTCATAGACCTTGGAGAACTGCTAGTAATGACTCTCAAGCAGGATATTCACACGAAAGAAAGTGTTTTAAGACTGAGTATAGAGAAGATTATATACCAGGTACAGAAGATTCTCCAGGTTATGTAAAGTCTTGGAAGGATACTGTTGAAGTTCCTTGTAAAGATGATCATCCTGATGTTGGATGGAGAAGACCAACAAGACCATATTATCGTAGACACGTAACTGTTTATGAGGATACCAATGATTGTTCTGATGGCACTGCTGCTGGAGCAATTCTGGGTGGTGGATTAGGTGCTGTTCTTTCCAGAGGAGAAGGCCGTTGGTGGGCAATACCGACGGGAGTTGTTACTGGTGCGATGCTTGGATGTCAGATTGATGGGGGTTAAAAGTTAAATAAAACATTAAGGCGACTAAATAAAAGACAGTCGCCTTATTTTTATGCCTGAAGATATTAAGGAAGTAACTGAGGAAGTTACGGAAGAAGTTGAAGAAAAGAAGAAAGGTATCTTGGGTAAAGTCAAAGATGCCATACTTCCAGATGCTGAAGAACAAGCAGCAATCATCAGCACAGCTGTCAGAATTACCGTTCTTGGCTGGTCTGGGGCTATCTTGACTTTAAATTACGTTTCCATACCAGGTATTCCTCAACAGAAAATTGATCCGACATTTATTGCTTCAGTTTTTACAGGGGTTCTAGCTAGCTTTGGAATTCAGACTGCATCTAAGAAAGGTGATGGAACTATGAAGATGAATGGTAATGGAAATGGTAACGGTGGAGCACCTCCTGTTACTGCAAAAGATATTGAGGCGATCATAGCAAAGTCTGGTCCTACTCAAACTATTCGTATTGAGCAAGCACCTCTTAAAATAATCGGTGTTTCTGATACTGATAACAAAGAACCTTACAAACTCTAAACATGGAAACCATTATTAAAGATCTTCCCTTACCAAAGGAAGCAACAAAAATGATTGAAGAAGTACCTGCTCTTAAAGAAATCATTGAACCAGAACCACAAGGTATTGGTGTTGGAGAAGGGATTGGTATAGCAGCACTCGTATTAATATTGGTAGCTGCAGTTGCTAAGTACAAATGTAAGTGTAAAAAGAAATGAACAAAATCAAATCACTTCTAAAATCTTCATTCGACAAAGGAGTTGAATGGGATAAAAAGATCTTAGAAAAGGTGGAGAAAAAGTTTAATCTTTCTCCTTATCAAAGTAAGTGTGCCAATGCTGTTATTGGATTCATCCTTGGTGCGTTGATACTCTAACACAGTCAGGGAGTCCACACTAAACTAGGCAAAAATTACTAGTCCGTGCTATAAATATTGTTAGTATGGGATTGAAAAATCATGCCCCTGACTCAACAGAAGCATTACACAGTCGGTTATCACGACTTACAACACAAACATCATGAGATATGTGAGTATGCAACAGATGCATATGAAGCAATACAGAAATCCAAAGAGGATGTTCCTGCATTAAAGGAGCATCCTCATTTTGTTGATTACTGCGTTAACGAGGAAGTAAATAATATTTCTAAGATGATGGCAGCAGGTATTCCAATGGGACATTAATTATGAAACACGAAATAATGTGGTGGATGAGTAGACTCACCATCATGGGAGTAGCATTAGGGTTGTCGGTTAGACTTGCAGCAGAAGCATATATTTGATATAATATGAGTAATAGTAATTTTAATATGGCAGAGTTTAGTGATTTTTTACCTCTGGACTTTAAGAAGGAGGGTATTGTATTAGATTACAAGACGGCTGGTGTGGATATAGATGCTGGTAATAAGTTTGTAGAAGAACTCAAAAAGAAAGTTCCTAAAGTTGGTGGATTTGGTGGTATGTTTAATGTTCCCGTAGGATACGAGGAACCTGTCTTGGTATCTGGAACTGATGGTGTAGGAACTAAGATTGATATAGCAGCAGCAATGGGAGACTACACAACCATTGGTGAAGACCTAGTGGCGATGTGTGTCAATGATATTATTACATGTGGTGCTGACCCATTATACTTCTTAGATTATATTTCTACTCAGAAGTTGAATGGAGATGTTGCTGATATTATGGTAGGCATTCTTAAGGGATGTGAGATAGCAGGTTTGCAATTGTTAGGTGGAGAAACTGCAGAACATCCAAGGTATCAGCATAAGATTGATATGGCAGGATTTTGTACTGGTATAGTAGAGAAGAAGAAAATTATAGATGGGAAAAGTATTAAACCAAGTGATAGAATTATTGGATTAGCAAGTAGTGGTGTTCATAGTAATGGATATAGTATTGTTAATTATTTGGCCCAAAGACTTAAGTTAACGGTTGCTCATCATCCTCAACTACTTACCCCTACTACAATCTATGCCCCTGTAGTTAAGAAGTTGTTAGGAGAGGTAGAAGAAGTATATGGAATGGCTCATATTACTGGTGGTGGTATTCCAGAGAACTTACCACGTTGTTTACCTAAAGGATTGAAAGCACATGTTGATTGGAATGCATGGAGTGTTCCAGAGATATTCTTAGAGATCCAACGTCAGGGTAATATTGATGAGTTAGAAATGAGAAGAGTATTTAATCTTGGTATAGGTTATTGTGTTATAGTTCCTGCTAATCGAGTAGAACTTACTATGGATGTTGTCAGAACTCAAGGTATTGAATGTTGGGAGATAGGAGAGGTTTATGCAGGGTGATGTTGTTCATAGTGTAAATATTATGTTGGCTATACTTCTGGTAGGAGTATGTGTTACAATATACTGGATTTTTAAATACGATGATTGGAATCCTAACCCCATTACTAATAACCATGTCTCCGAATCAGATGATTCAGGACATGAGAAATTGGGAAGCAGAGCAGACTAGAACTCCAGCAGAGGAGTCTATAAATAGATCACTACAAGAATTGGAGTGGGAAACAGATGGGAGCAATGACACCCCCAAGTCGGAAGAGTTGTTACAACTTCCGAG